CTCCTTCAGGGCCATGACTTTCATCATGCGCTGAGCAGCAGAAGACGTGTTCGGGTCTGCCTGCGGCACGAGTTCGCAGTTATCAAGGGCCTTGTTGAACGTGTATTCGTCCCACTGAGTGTTGGTTCGGCAACCACGCTGCCAAAAGCTCTCTGGATGGTCGCGGAACACATCGCAAAGGAGCCTGAATTCTTCGGCCTGCGCGGCATGAAGTCGCTTATGAACGGCATTCATGACCTTGGTTGCTTGCTCGATGACGGCCAAAGTCGTTCCAACCGGCGCATCAATCTTGCCTTCGCCAACTTGTTGCTCGCTCGTACCGCCGATTCTTTGGCCGGTCTCAGCCATATTGCTCACGAGCATCATCAGGGCCTGTGAGGGCGGCTGATAGGGCAGAGGCATGATGGCTTGATTGATAGGCAAGCCGCCCGTCTTCACAAGAGCGCCACCACCCGGCGGCACGCGGAAGATATTCGTGTTCTGCCGGGCGCCGGTATCTGCCATGAGAAAGCCCGGGAAGTTCGAGTACATGCCGGCATCGAGCAACTCACGCCACGCTGCCGTGATCGCATTCGTGGTGTTGCCAAGAATGTGAAGCAAGCCGATATCGTAAAAGCCCACGCCCGGCACGAAGGTGTACTTGGTAAACACCTTTCGCGCTTCGGGGAGCACAGCATCATCTTCCCTGTAATTTCGGACGATGCTCAGGATTTCTTTCGTCGTCACGTCGATAGTGACGCGATATGGGATCTCAAGACCCGTGACTTTGCCCTTGTGCGTGTGCTCAAAACCCTTGATATCAAGCTCGCAGTAGCACTCGTAGATTTCGCGGTCGCGATCTTCCGGGCTTGAAGCTTCGGGGGAGAGACCTTGCTGAGACTTTTCTTCTCTCTGGAGCGAGTCAAGCGTCGGCTGGCTCGGTGTCGAGAGACTGACGTCCTTGTAGACGCCCAAAATCTGCATTCTCTTGACGACAGAGGGCCGCATGTAAATGCGATGCGTGATGCGCTTGGCATTCGCAAGGTCGGTCGCGGCGTTATTGACGATCAGATCGTCGGCATCAACGGTTTCCGATACCGGTCGATTTCGAAGAGGGCAGAAATAAACCTTCTTGAAAGCCGTGCCACCGAATCCGAGCATCAAAAGCATGCGGTCGGTGTCTGGGTAGTACTCGGTCGCAACCGCCGTCAGGTAATGGTTGAGGTCGCGCTGCAAAGAATTGGCAAGCTGATCTGTCTCGAGCGTAGCCTGATTATCGTCGTTGCGAATTTTGACCGGGCCATCAGTCGGCAGAAGCTCAGATCTGGCATTAGCTTGGAAGCGAAGAACCGCTTCGAGCAAAAGAGGGTGACGAACTTTGCTCATGCCCTCGACGGGCGCGCCATCTGATGCGCCTTGCAAGCTTGGGACTTCAACCTTTAGGCCAAGAAGGCGCATACCAAGTGCGCGATCCTCGACCCATTCTCTTCGTGATTGCAGGTCGTCATCGACGCCGCGCAAAAGATCAGATGAAATACGGCCAAGCTCAGCCGGGTCGATGTCGTCGACGAGGTTGTCGTACCAGTCGCGCTCTTTAGGCTCGCCGTAGACGTTCCCAAGCGGATTGTCATCGACGGACAGCGTGACGGCACCATCTTCGTGTTCGATCTTGAGGATATTGCCGCTCGGGTCCACTTCGGGGACGTCGGCGCCCTCAACATGCTCAATGACAATATCTGTCGGGTCGGGCATGGCCTGACCTTCAGGAGTCTGAATGGCAATATTCGGGGTCAATCCGGGGACCAATGGCATGGCTTAGGCCTCTCTCAATGGGCAGACATTTCTTCAACGAAACGCCGAAGACCCTCTTGCGCGGCAAAATTATCAGTTTTCGCCTCGATAGTATACGAACGGCGGAACGCCTCGTAGGGGAACTCGCCCCAGACGTCCACGCGCCACTTTTCTGGACCCAAAGGGTCAACCGTGCAAGAGCACCTGATTCTATCGTCCATAATCCACCTTAGCAGGGATAAAGGGGCACATCTTCGCGCCCGGGATAGGATTTCATCGATTCGATTTCTTGTAGCCGCTCTGGCGCCCGGGTCAGCAAACCCACTTCGCGCAGGTGCCGAAGACTCATCGAGACGGTGTCGACCAAGTCATCATGCTTGCCACGGGGGAATTGCCCCACTTGAGTGATGACCATTTCAGCCCATGTCCGATCCGGTGCGTAGATGATCCCTTCGGCAAAGAGATGCTGGACCGAATAGAGGCGGGACAACTTGTCTTGAGACTTGGGGTCCGAGAGCTGAACGGCAAAACTTTCGTTTTGGTACAGGCGTCGGATTTCCTGAGCCACCGAGATGCCGGCGGCTTTGTTTTCAATGATCAGCTTGTCGATCTTCAAAGCTTTTGACGTGCGGGCGATCTTCTCGACGAGGTCATGCAACTCGAGCCTTGCTTGCCATGCATGCATCAGCATGACTTTAGGCGCGCCTTCGCTGTACATGCGGTCGACGTAAACGGGACGACCGCTCTCATCGATGATGCGATGAGGCTGTGCCACGGCTTCAGAGGTAAAAACACCCCATACGGTCATGGCACTCGCATCGTTCATCGTCTTCATCGTGTAGGCGGTATCGACAGAAGCGATGATGAAGTCCATGGGAGGGAATGCTTCTGGCTCCCAAAGCTGCCACCACTCTCGCTTGATGACGCCGCCTCCTGCGGGCTCAGGTCGCTGCTGTAACTGACCTGCCGAGCTGAATGGGCCTAGGACCTTCTCAAGAGCCTTGACTTCATTCTCGCCAAATCTTTCCGGCCAGAGAAGCTCGCCGGGTTCGGTTCGCGGATCTTGCCAGCCAATCGTCGAAACAAAAGATCGCTCTGGCTCGTAACGCATGGGCAAGCACAAGTGCGTCCACTCGCCAACGTCTTTTGAGAGCACATGTCCTGTCAAATCATCTTCGGCAAGTCTCTGCTGAATGATGATGTAGGCGCCGGTCTTCGGGTCATTGAGACGGGTCGACATCGTGCCGTCCCACCAATCAATCGTCGCCTGAACGGAAGCTTCCGAGAATGCCTCGTTTGCCGCGTTGGGATCGTCAACCACGATGATCGATCCACCTTCACCCGTCACCGCAGCTCCAATCGAGGTAATCAGGCGCTCGCCGCCCTTATCGTTCGAGAAGCGCGACTTCGTGTTCTGGTCAGAGTTCAACTTAAAACGCTCGCCCCAATGGCTCTGATACCACGGGCTCTCGATCAAGCGCCGGCACTTGACCGAATCTCTCAAAGAAAGCTGGTTTGCATAGGATGCATGCAAGAACTGCACGCCGGGTCCTGATGTCGGCGATCTTTGCGACTGAGCCCACGTCCAAGCAGGTAATGCAACGGACGTGATGCTGGATTTACCCATACGAGGCGGAATGTTGATGATCAATCGCCTGATATCACCATCCACCACAGCCTGCAAATGCTCGGCAACCGCTTCAATCGGCCAGCCGTCCTTCCATGGCGATGAATCTAAAAACCGCCATGCATTCGTCAAAAACATGTACAGGCTGTCTTCGCATTCGACGCGGTCAAGCTCGCGAAGCTGAGCCTCCGCGTTGACGACAACTCCGTTTCCTAAATCAACCAACATCCTTTTTAACCCTATCTACAGCATCACTCGCATCTTCTTTTGCTATAGCGTGGCGCAATAGATGGATGTTTCCTCGCAAAATCAGCTCGATATCTTCCGTCTCGCTCTCAATGCGAAGAACCCAACCGTGCTTAGTCTGATGCTCAAGCGTGACATGAACATCAAAACCCAGAACGGTCTTCAGATCGCCTTCCTTATACTTGGATACAAAAATCATATTAGTCTGCCCTAATCCCAATGTCAGAATTCGCCATGAGATGCAGTTTGTTGCATTCAGTTGTGCAGTCTGCAACCGACTGCAGATACACCTGAAGCAACTCTGATCTCGCCTCTCTCTCTAAAATAGAACCAATCAAAAACCCGCTTGCCATTCCTAAGCTCTCTAAGAACTCAGAAAAATCTTTTTGCGGGTCTTCGGACTTAGAAAACACCTCCATCATCTCGCCAATCAAATTGGTGTAAGCGTTTTCTTTTCTTTGTGGCATATCAACTTTCATCGTCATCTGTATTCTCCTGTCCATCTTCATTTTCATTTTCGATTTCATCTTCGATCTCTTCTTCATATTCAGCATCAATCACTTCCTCTCCCGATTTAGGGAAGGTAATCGCCGTCTTCAAAATGTCGCGCAACTGATCTCGCTGCTCGACAGACAAGTTTCGTACATCAATCGCTTGAGAATGATTCACGTTCTGCTCAATCGGGCCGCCATTCGGCCCCGTCACTTCAAGCCGATCCGTCTCACGCCAGCGAGCTCTCGTCTTCAACCAGAAAATAGCCGCCGTCACCGACTGCTTATGAGCGGGGTCGATGGCGATGTTGTACAAGTTCTGCTTCACACGAAGATTCGTCGTCTCGGTGGCTATGTCGAGCTCCTCTCGATAGTACTTAGCCAACGTGTCCCGATTGATCTTCAAATGATTAGCAATCTGCTCAAAGGTCCAACCCATGCCGCCCAATTCCAAAACTTGAGCTCGGGTTACCTTCGTCGGCACATGGGGCGGTCTACCCCTCGACGCTAATTCCTTTTTCCTCTTCGGCATTTATTGCTCCTAAAAAGGCAAGCCGGAAGATGAAGCAGACGCTGTCCTTTCACGGTCCCACGCCCCATCTCCCGGCCCCCTCCGGCCCCCGACTAATTCATCGAAATTTGGATGTCTTCTTTGCGATTGATTTGGGCTGCGCAACAAACTGCTTGCCCGCCGCCTTGCCCTTGCGCTTAGCGGCAGTTGTTGCCGCATACTCCTGCGGGCTCAAAGACTTGATCGCCGCCTTCGGAAGATATCGCTCGCCGGTCTTGGATGATGGCTTGCCACTTTTCGTGGTCCATTCCTGCTCAGTCCAGTCCCTCAAAGATTTCTGTGGCCTTCTCATATCTGAACCTCAATTGGTAAAACCAAATAACATAATCTTGAACCCGTCAAATCAAACGCCCTTATCTCGACAATCCGATACTTCCAAGGCTCTGGAAAACTATTCATGAACTCCAGAGCTTTGCTATGAACCGGAAAACCAACCCATGCCTCGCCCACAACGTGGGTCCTAAAAGCCAAGGCCGCATTAGTCTCGGTATCCACCGCCCTTTTCCTTGTACTTCTTGGCGAGCAACTGGGCCTTGCGGCCGCTCCACTGCCCCGCCTTCGTGCCATGGGTCGCCTGTGCCTTGATCTGCTGGTACAAGCTCTTGCGCATCTCGGGCTTCGTGTAGTTGCCCGCCGCGTTCACGTTTGATTTTTTCGCCATAGCTGCAGATATAACAGTCGGGCCGGTGCGCTGTAAAGCAAAATTGCACTTGGGTACCCCCCCGGGGTCAAAAAAAAGCAAAAGGGGTGGGGGGTGTGGGCGTGCGGGGACGTTTTTTGTGGGTATGTCGGTTTGGTGCATTAACCCCTACCCAGTACAGATTCCCTAATAGCAGGGGGGTGCCGGGGGGTGCGTTACCGCACACTGTGCGTTTGCGCACTGTGCGTTACCGCTCTGTGCGTTTGCGCACTGTGCGCTGCCGCACACGGGCGAACGTGCGCTACCGCACAGACGGCTGGCATGCAGCATGCATGCAGGCGTATGTGCGTTACCGCACACAGGCGGTGCGCCGGTGCGCGGTGCGCGCACGCACGCACGAAAGCCCGCAGGCCGAAGGCCAGCAGGCTGTCGTGTGGGCGGTCCCGTCTCTGTCAGGGCTTACGGTCGCGCCGACGTTCTGATGTCACCCATTGCCGCCGTGAAGGCGTCACGGGCTTCTGCCATGCCATCCATGCGCCCGAGCAGGTAGGCGCAGCGCATGAGGGCCTCGATGCGCCACGGCTCCCCGTCGTGCCGGACGTGCTCAAGAATCCGCCGGGCGGAATCCTTGAACTCGCTGGCACGCTCCGCCGGGATCTCGGGATAGGCGCTCACAGCGCCTTCACCGAGACCGCGCCAGCGCGGATCTTGACGTCGACGAGATCGCCTTCGATGACGCTGTCGGCCACGCCCAGCTCGCGCAGCTTGGCCTTCGCCTTCTCGGCGTTGAATGAGCGCACGAGCTGCTCGTCGGCGACCGTGACGCGATAGGCCAAGCCCAAGTAGCTGCCGACGCCCTTGGTGCGGTAGTCGTCGACGATGGCCTTGGCTTCGGCCTCGAGGGCGGCGATCTGGGCCTTGATGTCGCCGAGGCGGTCGATGTCCGAGCCGGCGTTAATGGGGAAGTCGATTACGTTCGCATTCATGACTGAATCTCCATCAAATTAAATAAGATCACGAGCCCATCTTAGCACCGCCCCCATGCCTGACGGTGCGGTAGAATACGTAACTCGCATGTCGTCAAATCAGATCGAATCGTCGTCCAGATCATCGAATGCCCCTGCGCCAGTTCCGCCGATAGCCGTAATCTTTGAGCCGGGGAACTTTTCTTTGATGTCGTTCGCGAAAGTCTGCGCCTCGATGAGCTTGAGCACGTCGGCCATAGACCAGACGATCACACCGCGTGCAACCTGATTCGCCACCAACTGAACGTCGCGAGTGTCGCGCACGATGGCGACGACCTTGCCGTTCTCGAGCACGCCTTCCCACACGGCAGGATTTATTTGGTCTGCTCCTGCAGCGATGGCCGCACGCTCGAGCGCAGCGTAGGCGTTCTTCATGCGGCGCACCTGCTCCTCGACGTCTTCGACGGTGCCCTCGTACTGCGCAACCTTCAGCAAGTACTTTTGCCGGTCGAACTTCTCGCGCAGGTTGTCATCGACCAGCAAGCGCAAACGCTCTGCGCCCCACTTGCGTTCGAT